TTGGGAAGGGCAGTGGGAAGGACTTTACCTCTACTGTTGCCTGTGCTTATATTGTCTATAAGTTATTATGTCTTAAAGACCCTGCAAGATATTTCGGAAAACCAAGTGGAGATGCAATAGATCTCATAAATGTTGCTATTAACGCACAACAAGCAAAGAATGTTTTCTTTAAAGGGTTTAAAACCAAGATTGAAAAGTCACCATGGTTTGCAGGAAAATATGAAGCAAAGGTAGATTCAATAGGGTTTGATAAATCAATTACAGTTTACTCTGGTCACTCAGAAAGAGAATCTCATGAGGGTTTAAACCTTTTGCTTGCAGTTCTTGATGAGATTTCTGGTTTTGCTTCTGAGGTTGCAACAGGAAATGAACAAGGAAAGACTGCTGATAATATTTATAAAGCATTCCGTGGCTCTGTAGACTCTCGTTTTCCTGATCTTGGTAAGGTGGTTCTTCTTTCATTCCCTCGTTATAATGGAGACTTTATTTCTGAGCGGTACGAAGCAGTAGTAGCAGATAAAGAAGTAGTATCAAGATCACATAAATTTATAGTAAATCCACTATTGCCAGAAGACGATAAAGATAATTGGTTTGAAATATCATGGGATGAAGATCATATTAAATCCTACAAGTACCCTGGAGTATTTGCATTAAAGAGACCTACTTGGGAAGTAAACCCTACTCGCAAGATAGATGATTTTAAAATTGCCTTTATGACAGATCTTGGGGATGCGATGATGCGTTTTGCCTGTGTCCCAACATATGCATCAGATGCATTTTTTAAGCAGGCAGATAAAGTCCGTGCCTGTATGACAGTTAGAAATCCACTGGATCAATTCAGAAGATTTGAAGAAAACTTTAAGCCAGATCCAGATAAGGTTTATTATGTACATGCTGACCTTGCACAGAAACATGATAAATGTGCTATAGCCATTGCACATGTTGAGAAATGGGTTAATGTTCAAGTTATTAAAGATTATGAACAAATATCTCCTATTGTAGTAGTTGATGCTGTAGCGTGGTGGGAACCGAAGGTAGAGGGTCCAGTTAATCTATCAGAAGTAAAGCAATGGATACAAAATCTACGCCGACTTGGATTTAATATAGGACTAGTCACATTCGACCGTTGGCAATCATTTGATATTCAAAATGAATTGCAGGCGGTAGGAATAAGAACAGAGACAGTCTCAGTAGCCAAAAAACATTATGAAGATATGGCTATGCTTGTTTATGAACAAAGATTAGTAATGCCTGCTATAGAACTTTTGTTTGAAGAGTTAACAGAACTTAAGATTATGAGAAACGATAAAGTTGATCACCCCCGTAAAAAATCTAAGGACTTAGCAGATGCAGTTTGCGGTTCTATCTTTGGTGCGATATCATATACTCCAAGGGATCAAAACCTTGAAGTTGATGTTCATACTTTTAGGGGTCAGCCCCGTAGAGTTGACACGATTCCTGAGAACGTGATACAATATAAACCTAGTCAAATAGAAGATATAAAAGACTATTTGGATAGACTAAAAACAATATAAACCAAATGAATAATAAAAGGAGAAAAATGAATTCATTTAAGAAGATCGCCATTGCACTGGTTGCAGCCATGCTTGGCTCATTTATCGTAGTGACACCTGCAAGTGCCAATACCGTTTCTGTTGACGTAACAACTGAAATTGCTGGCGCAGGTACTGCAGCCTCACCATTTACAGTTAAGGTTCCTTCTGATAACGTAGTAAGCGTTGCAGATACCACAACTGCTACAAATAACGAAGCACTAATTATCACCGCTACAGTTGTTGCTGGAACACCAGTAACATTTACTGCAGTTGGTGCTAATACACGCCTCGTCTCTGCAATTGGTTCAACAGTTAATGCATCTGCTGGATCCTCATCAATCACAGTCACACCTGCTTCAACAACAGCGATTGTATATGCATACACAACAACAACTGCTGCATCTGCTGTTACAGTTTCTGTAACTGGTGCAAGCACAACAATTTATCTTAAGGGTGTCGCAGGTCCTGCATATGAACTTAAGATGTCAATCCCTGCTTCAGGAAATATTTCTGGCAAGGTAACTGCAACTCTTGATGTAGCAGATATTTTCGGCAACGCTGTTGCTGATACAGTAACTGTTACCACTCTTGGTGGAGCAACTGCTGGAACTGTAACTGCTGATGCTCTTGTAACAGGTCGTTACACATCAGACATTACACTCCCTGCTACTGCTGGAACTGTTGCTGTTGGAGCATCTATTGCTGCACCAACCTCTGTTCCAACAATCAAGTTGGCAACAACTTCACAGACTGCAATCGTAACAGTGTCTGATCTTGCTGGAGCACTTGCTACTGCTAATGCTGCACTCGCTGCAGAAAAGGCTGCTCGTGCTGCTGATAAGGTAACTGCAGATGCTGCTCTTGCTGCTGCTGTAGCAAAGGCTGCAAGCGATGCTGCTGCTGCTAAGGCTGCTGCAGACGCTGCTGCTATCACTGCTGCTGCTGAAATTGCAACATTAAAGGCCAATGCTGTAACCGCTAAGGTTGCTGCTGATAAGGCCATTGCTGATGCTCTTGCTGCTGCAAAGGTTGCTTCAGATGCTGAACTTGCAAAGGTAAAGGCAGAAAATGCTGCTGCTATCGCTGCAATGAAGAAGGCATTTAATGATCTTGCCAAGAAGTGGAACGCAAAGAATCCAAAGGCTAAGGTTACACTTGTTAAGTAATTAACAAATCAAAAGATTTGGGAGTCAGGAAACTGGCTCCCTTTTCTTTTTTAAATAAAATGTTATAATAGTTTTATTAAATCTGGAGGAAGAAAGGACAATTAATAAATTAACCAGAATATTAACAGCAACTTTATTAGCATTTGGTTTTAACCTATGGCTTCCAGAAAACGCTAATGCCACTTGTGTAAACTTTATACAATCACAAACCATAGCAGCAGCATATGAAGGTGATGCCGAACCTACAGTGCATCATATGGATACTTGCTCAGGTGATGACATATCTTATCAAATACCAATTGCAACTACCGTGACTTTTGACGGGGTACAGTATGAAAACATTTATGCTACAACTAACTCAGTAATTACATTTGGACAACCTGATCCTACATACTGGGCATATCCTAATACACCATCTATCTCCTTATATTCAATGGACTGGTTCCCAGGAGTAAGTAACACATCTGGTTTGGATATATATTATTCAGAGGGCGGATTTCAATTAAATCTAAACATGGTCCCTTACGGTAACTATGGGGCACAACCAAGTACAGTAAATATATTAGTTGCTATTACTAATACTGGCGGTTTAGCAGTGTCCTATAGTTATCAAGGTCCTGAATATCAAAATCTTAGAACAGGGGTAAGGCTTCATAATGGAGACATTGTTTCTTTGGAGGCTTGGGGAGCCACCCAAGTACAGGCTGGTAGTCCAACACCTACCCTTGCTCCAGAACCCATCCCAGAACCCTCTCCAACGCCTACAGAAGCCCCTATAACGCCTGAAGAGCAGCAAGAGCAGGTAGCAGAAGCAGCACAATTGGCTTCAGAAATATCAAATCTTAATAATCTTATTGCATCTATTAATGGCGAAGAAGCAAACGATCCAGAGCCAGAACCTACAACTGATCCAGAACCAAGTCCTGAGCCTACAGATGAGACAGATTTGCCTGAACCTGATGTTGAGGTTGATCCAGAAATAATTACTCCAGAGGATCCAAGATTCCCTGATGATGAAGAGCAAACTGAACCAGGAGATCCCAATCCTTCTCCAAGCCCTGATACCACAGATGGGGAGAACGAAGAGACTGATCCGACTCCAGAGCCTTCAGAAGAGCCTTCACCTCAGCCAACGGATACAGAACCAACTCAAGAGCCTGAACCTGAGCAACCTGTTGACGAAGATCCTGTAGTAACACCAGATAATGATAACACGGATAGCAGCCCTATTTCGGACGAGGAACTTAAGAAGTTAAATAAACTAATTAGTGTTAATGACGCTAAATTAATGTCAGCCGTATCAAACTTTTTAACTGAATTAAATCCAGAGGCTAAGAAAGAGTTGGCAAAAGACCTTGGTATTAAAGCAGAAGAAGTTGCTCTTATTGCAGAGGTAGCAAAAGAAAATCCTGCAGTAGCAGCAGCCGTAGTTGAGTTTGCTGAAAAGGCAGCACAAAATGAAGATGCCCCTATGCCATATACATTAGCAGATGCTGTTACTGAGGTACAGGCAGAAGCATTTTTATCAGACCCACTTGGAGTATTAACAAATATAGATTTGGATAAATTATTAAGCCCAACAGAATGGGGTAAAGATATGACAGATGATCAAAGAGAAAAGGTTCAGGAGGTAGTCATACCTGTTATTTTGGTAGGAAATATTGTTAGTTCAGTTATGTCACTAAGGAGGTTATAATATGAACATGATTAAGAAGGTAGTCAAAGGACTCTTTAAGTGGTTTAAGGCTGCTATTATTGAGAGCATAGCCCAAGTATTTACCATCCTCGGCTTCTTTATTGCTTGGCTTACCCTTACAGGTACCGCCCAGCAGGTAGTGGGAGTAGCCACATTAATATCAATAGCCCTATGGCTTATTACCATACCGCTTCGTGAAGAAAAAGAATAGTATAATGTCGATATGAAGATTCGTCATATTTTATTATCGTGTATACTTGTATTAAGCCTTAGTGGCTGTGGGTATGACGGTCACTATCGCTATCCTTGTCAGGATCCAGCAAATTGGGATGCCAAAGAATGCAACCCTCCTATTTGTGAAACATCTGGCACATGTACAAGAGATATAATTGGAAAAGATGCTTGGGATGAGTATCAGAAAACGAAAGGCAACAAATGAGCAAGCAAAGACTAACACCACAAGATCTTGATGCACGACTTAAATTTATTCTTGGTTGTACATTAGGAGCAATTTTATTATTTACAGCATTAGGTATTTTATATGCTTTGATATTTGTAACTCAGCCAATAGGGGCACAATCAGAAAATGATAAAATGTTTTTCAATGTACTTGGCTCAGTTGCAACATTTATTACTGGAACACTTGCTGGCTTATTGATTGGTCAGTCTGGCGCTAAAGATGTAATGGCAGCACAACTTTCCAATAAAGAGATGGATGCTAAAAATACACAAGCAGATAAAAAACTTGAATCAGAAATTAAAATGGCTGAGGATAAACTTGATGCAGAACTTGATGAAGTTAGAGCAAGACTTGCCAAAAAGCCAGATGGCGCTATGCCAGAAGAACAGCCAGTTGATACAGAGTGGGACAAGGATTAATCATGGCAGAAATGGGAACAGCAGAAAAATTTATTGAAGTAGCCAAAGGCGAAGTAGGAACTATTGAAGGTCCTAAAGATAATGAAACTAAGTACGGCAAGTTTACTAAGGCTAACTTCCAGCCGTGGTGTGGTTCATTTGTTATGTGGTGTGCAAATGAAGCAGGCGTAAAGGTTCCTAATACAGTTTATACTCCAGGCGGTGCAGCAGCATTTAAAAAGGCTGGAGCATGGATTGATGCAGATATTGCAGATCCAGAACCAGGTGATGTTGCTTACTTTGATTTCCCATCTGACGGAGTAGATAGAATATCTCATGTTGGTATTGTTATTGAAGATAACGGAGACGGAACTGTTTGGTGTATTGAAGGCAATACCTCAAGTAATAAAAAGGGTAGTCAGAGAAATGGTGGAGAAGTTTGCAAACAACTTCGTGCCTATAAGAAAAATAAGAAAAATGTTTTAATTTCAATCGTAGGATTTGGTCGTCCTAAGTTTAGCGGAGCAGTTGCAAAGAAATCTGATGAGTCTGCAAAGCCTAATAAAACCGCTAAGAAGCCTAAAACATGTCCAGAATGTGGACAAACTATTAATTAGTTGACACATTTTTAGTTCAATGATATACTAAATAGTAATATAGAAAGGTTTGCTATGACTTGTATAGTCGCTGTAAGAGATAACATAGATAATAAAATTTGGGTTGCTGGAGATCGTGGCATATCAGACGATAACTCTATTGCTGTTGGATCAAGCCCAAAGATTTGGAAAAAAGAAGGATATCTATTTGGATATGCTGGATCTATGGATGGGGATAGAATAAGACATTTATTTGTACCGCCACAGTTCGAGGGTCGTGGAAGTGTTGATAAATTTATGTATAGTAGATTCCTAAAAGCCTTAAGAAAATTTTATGAAGAATGGTGGGTCGATACATCTCCGTCTGCTGATTTCGGTATGATAATTTGTGTTCGTGGAAAGATATATGAGCACAGTTCTGGCGATATGTCTTTAACACAATATGAACAAGATTATGTAACAATGGGTTCTGGTGGAGACATTGCTATGGGATCACTTTATGCTACACAAAAAACAAAAGACACAAGAAAGAGAGCAGTTGCAGCAGTTCAGGCTGCAATCAATCATTCTCCTTCTTGTAAAGGTCCTATTGATATACTAAGTATTTAGGAGTGTAATAAATGAATCATATGAGCGAAGAAGACTTATCTCCAGAAGAACAAGAGTTTGGAATTTGGTTGCAGAACGGTATTGAAAGAGGATGGATTAGTGATCCATACTGCCATACACATGACGGTGGATACCAGTACATGAGCGAAGAAGAAATAGAAGAGTGGGAAACTGGCGGAGATCCTTGTGAGCATGTTGTAAGGATTTTTATTTAAATAAATGGAAAACAGAAAAGGTATAAATAAAAATAGGATCGGTTCTGAGTTTTGGGTTAATTCAGAAAATAAAAGTTTTACGGAAATAATAAAAGCAAATACAACAATGCCTGGTATTTGGGCATCCTCAGAGTCTGTAATCCATAGTTTATACTATAACAATATATTAAAACCAATAAATGGCTACGCTAAAACTTTCTGGCCAAAACCAGAATTAATAAAGGATAATGAAATAGCCTATCTAAGATATTTTACACATGCTGAAATATGGGTTGAGCCAATGCGTGAAGGCCTTTATGCTTTAGATAAAACATGGCAACGACAATTTTATCCTTCACAATTATCTATTAAATCGCCAGTAGGATTCTTTAATGCAGTATATAAATTTTATATTCCGTGGATTCTTGATAAAGACTTAATGTTAAAAATAAAAGAAGTTGAAGGCTCTACTTTTAAAATTTTAAACGAAACAGTTACTTTTAATAAGTTAAATTATAAAGAAGACTGGAATTGTGACTGGATTCATTTTTTGATAAAGTCTGATGGAGACCATATCGAAACATATCATGATCGTATATATGGCGTAATACCAATCAAAACTCCAATATGTGATATAATCATTGAAGATAAAGAAATTATTAATAAGATAGAAAGAGAATATGAGCAATAGAATAATTTTTTCTCCTGCTGGACTTAATAGTAATAACAGTTTACATAATACGCCTCCAGTAAAATCTATTTCTGTATTGCCAGATTGGTATAAAGATTTAGCAGGATATAGATCAGGCTCTAGCCATAGTAAAAGTTTTTTATATCCAGTTAATGATCGTGGCCAAGATGGGTCAGATGTATCTACAAAACTTTGTAATCCTTTAATGGATGCAATGGGTGCAGGATATATGCAAACATTGCCAGAGGATGTTGAGGTGGTAATTGATAAAGACGAAAAGCCATCTATTTTTTGGGAATCTAAAGTTCCTTTAGTAGATACTAGACCTATAGTTGATTTTGCTATACCAAAAGATTGTTATCCAATCCATTTTGGCTGGAAGATGTTTTGGTACTATGAGACCCCTCCAGAATATTCTCTTTTGATTACACATCCATTTAATAGGTATGATTTGCCATTTTATAGTACTACTGGAATAGTAGATAGTGATATTTGGGGATTGCCAGTTTTTTATTCATTTTTTCTTAAAAGAGGATTTGAGGGTATCATAGAAAAAGGTACACCTTTGTTTCAAATGATTCCAATAAAAAGAGAAGACTGGTCTTTAGAGTTAGATTATTCTGAAGAAAAATATTGGGAAAATAAAACTAAGGAAGAACAAAGAAGATCTCATATAACAGCACATTATAAACAGTCAACATGGCAAAGGAAAACATATTAAGTGAATATTAATTTTACTGATACAAAATTTTCTTTTTTAGAAAATCATCCAGATTTATCAAAAATTAAATGGATTTTTTGTAGTAAAGATAAATATTTAAAATTTGAAGAAATGTTTAAACTTAATGCAATATTTTTTGATTCATTTTTGATAGATTCTTTTTTTGATAAAAATGAATTTGATGAATTAAAACAAATATTAATGAATAGTAAATTAAAAGAAAATTCATATAAAAAAACAATGAACAGATGGCAAAATAATAAAGTTACTCCTAAAAAATTTTTAGATAAAGCAACCACAAAACTTCAAGATTTATTAAAAACAAAAGATATAGAATTGGCATATGATTCGTATGTACATTATCAAAAACAAGTAGGTGGACAAGATCCACTACTACCAGTACATATAGATTGGTCTGCTGGATCATATATTATTGATCTTCATATAGGTGGAAATAAAGATTGGGAACTGGTAGTTCACGATAAAAATTTTACAACAAATTTAAATCAGGCAGTTATTTTTCAGCCTGAATTTGATTTTCACTATAGGTCAAAATGGGTTAATGCAAAAAATGATAATTATTATCAGGCTTTATTTTTAAATTTTAAACGAAAAGACCATTGGCAAAACATTTTTGGAATAGATTATGTTAATGATAAAGACTTTATATTATTTCAAAAACAAAGAATGTTCATATGGAAAGATTTGTATATACAATATATAAAGAATAACCCATTATTGCCAAAGCCAGTTTTGGAAGACAACTATGATAGTGTATAATATATAATAGTTATCAAAGGAGAATAAGATGCAAGATAATAATATTTATATAAAGCCTAAAATGTATGATAAGCCACATAAATTTTTTGAGCGTTATTTAGATAATGATTTGAACAAAATGACTGATTATATGGTGCAAATTTATAGAGACATGCAAACTGCGAGCATACGTGGCGTATCTCCAGTAGGATCAAAACACGATCGGCACTGGATAGAATCAGGAAGTATATCCACAGTAAAGTGGACAGAATATAATGTATTTCAATTTTATAACGAAGAAATTTATAATGTCTATTCAGCAATCAAAGATCTTGCAATTGAAGCCTGCGACTATTATGGCGTAGACTTTAAAAAGCAAAAGTATTACATTCAAGGTTGGTTTAATATTAATGATCGTAAATTAGGAAAACTAAATTGGCATGATCATGGTGGTCCATGGGCACCTTTTTGGCACGGTTATTATTGCATTAAAGCAGAACCTTCATCTACATTCTATAAACTAGAAAATAAGGATGATTTAGTTGTAGAAAATAAAAATAAAGATAATAGGCTTATTCTTTCTGAAATGGGACATCCACATGCAATGGGGGATTGGGATTGGGATGGTCCAAGAATTACATTAGCATATGATATTGTTCCACTTTCAACTATTAAAATGTATCCAGAGCAGCAGCATTGGTTCCCGTTAGCATAAAATGACTTCTATAAAAGTTTTTATTTATAGTTATAAAAATAAAAATTTACTAGAACAAGTACAAGACATAATAAATAAACAAAGCAATAAAATTGATATTACTTATTATGTTTATGATCAAAATAATGTTAATAGGGATTTTATATTTAATGGCATAAGATCTAATATCATTTATACTCATATTAGGTGGGATGATATTAGATCTATAACTTATTATAGAAATATGGCTATACTAAATTATAGTAATACAAAATACTATTTAGAAATAAACCCAAATATTTCTTTAATGAATGAATGGGATATATTTTTTATATCTAATATAGAAGATAAAAAAATAATTTCTGGATTTGGTATTCCTAATCTATCTATAGATCGATATTATGTTAATGTAAATAGACAAGAATCTTTATCAATACAGGAGGTAAATTATATTGATATTGATTTAATTTTTTGTTCTCAACTTGATGCTATGAATTTAATTAAATTAAAAAAATTAAAAGAATTTGGACAGGAACTTTTTGCATCTATTATTTTTATAAATAAAGGATATAAAATATATTCTCTACCAAGTAATATATGTTATAAAAAAATACAAGAAAATGCAAACACATATAAAGCATTTTCAAAAAATCATGGATATAATGAAATGTTATCAACTATAAAAAAGGATAATAATGAAAAGTTTGAATCTTTTCATAATATATCAATTGCTGATATACAACAAATTCCTTATCAAATTAATGATGTAGTTTATAATGATTATAGTATTAGTCTAGAAAACATGGGTATTCCAAGATTTTTATCAGGTTATAATCAAGTACAAATAACATAGTATAATTTAATAGGAGACAATATGAATAGAATAACTATAGTAGAAAATTTTATAACACCAGAAGATGCAAAAACATTAATAGATCAACAGTTAGATGTTAATGCTGAAAGAAATGAGTATCCAAAATATTACTCAAATAGATACGGTGGCACATCTTTACCATATAACAAAATAGTTCAAGATATAATGATTAAGTATGGTCATAAATCAAATGAAATGCATAAAGCCTTAAATGGTTTTAAAAATGATATATATGTTTTTAAGGGATTTGGATCGCACTGGACTGCTGGTAGCAAGGGTAGTTTGCACATAGACGCACAAGGCCCAGAACCATTTATTGAATTCAGTACAATAATGTATTTAAACAATGAAGAAGAATATGATGGTGGAATTATATTTTTTCCAAATCAAGATTTTCAATATAGCCCTAAACAGTATTCAGCAGTATTTTTTCCAGGGGCTGGAACAGAATATATTCATGGAATAACCACAGTTACCCGTGGTAATCGTTTTACTGGACTATATATGCATACAAGTTTGCCACAGCATTCAGACCCAGACTATCATCCTAATCCAGGAAAATGGAAGGCTGGTGAGTATCCCCTTGTTAAATTATGAAATATTAGACTTAGGATTAGTTTTATATAAAGATGTAATAAAAGATCCCTATAAAATTATAGACGATATTAACTTATTAGATAAAAGATATAACGATGGTGAACATGGATCATCACTTACAGACGTGAAGCCCTGGTTTGCTTGGCAAAATGAAAGTGCTGGAACTATGGAAACGTTTTGTTGGCAAAAATTTTTCCCGCCAGAGCATTCAATAAATCCAAATGATTATTATTTTAATGAACAGTCAAGCATATCTAAAAGACTATATGAAACTTTAGATTTAGCCACTAACCATTATGTAAATACACTATACCCATTTTGTGGTAGAAACATAAAAAATAGAGAATTCAGTATTCATTTATTAAAATATGAGGTGGGTGGATTTCTTCCTGCTCATCAAGATCATGGTATAAGTAGTAGAATATTGTCTACTGTAAGTTACCTTAACGATGATTATGAAGGTGGAGAAATAGAGTTTCCAAATTCTAATATAATAATAAAACCACCAGCAGGCAGCATTATATTTTTTCCATCAAACTTTTTATATGTTCATGAAGTACATCCAATAATTAAAGGATCCAGATATTCTTTACCTCACTGGTATCATAATATGAGGAATCCAATTTTTTCTACAGGAGAGGAGTAAAATGAAAAAAATAATTAAAAAAATTAGAGTTTATTTTTTATTGCGTAAAATACGTAAAAATAATCAAGATAAAAGGTATATGTATTAAATGATAATTCTTGGTATAAATGAAACCTCTCACGATGCCTCCGTATCATTAGTTAAGGACGGAGAGATACTTTTTGCTGGACATTCTGAAAGATATAGCAAGGTTAAAAATGATTGGTACAACAATAATGAAATATATGAAGATGTTTTTAATTATGGAACACCAACACATATAGCATATTATGAACACCCACAACTAAAAAGATCTAGAATATTTTTAAGAGGAGGAGCATCCGACTGGAAACCAAACATTCCAATGGATATTCCAGTTAAATACTTTAGTCACCACTATTCACATGCTTGTGCAGGATACTATACAAGTAAGTTTAATGATGCAGTAATTGTTGTTTTAGATGCTATAGGAGAATATAATACATCAAGCATTTGGATAGGAGAAGGATCAAAGGTCACATCAGTTCATAAAAAAAATTACCCATTTAGTTTTGGTCTTTTTTATTCCGCATTTACGCAATTGGTTGGTCTAAAACCCAATGAAGAAGAGTATATTTTTATGGGAATGGCAGCCTATGGAGATTGGGCAAAATATTTTCTTAAAGTAAATGAATATTTCCCAGACTTAAAAAAACAAAAATATAACTTTCATAAAGGAATTTTTGACTGGGATATACCAATTTCAGAACAAGATAAGTTTGATATCGCTGCAGCAGTGCAAAAGGTATATGAAAATAGATTAATTAATTTCATGTCCATGGCGCAAAAGTTAACTGGCAAAAGAAGACTTGTTTTTATGGGAGGGTGTGCGTTAAACTGTGCAGCCAATACAGCGCTATGGCGAATGTTTGATGATGTATGGATTATGCCAAACCCAGGAGACGCAGGCTCATCTCTTGGAGCAGCAGCAGCACTTTACGGAAAGCATTTAAATTGGCAAACACCGTATCTTGGGCATGATTTAGGCGGGGAATATCCAGTAACTGAAATTATTACCAGTTTAATTAGAGACAAGGTGGCAGCAGTAGCAGTAGGTAGAGCAGAATATGGTCCCAGGGCTTTAGGAAATAGGTCAATTTTTGCTGATCCTAGAGATCCTTTAATAAAAGATAAGGTTAATCTTATTAAAAAAAGAGAATTGTTTAGACCATTTGCCCCAGTGATTATGGAAGAGCATGCAAGCAAATGGTTTGATATGAAATTCTCATCGCCATATATGCAGTATGCTGTAAAGTGTCTGCAGCCAGATATAATTCCTGCTGTAGTGCATAAAGATGGGACTTCAAGAGTACAGACGGTCAATAAAGAACAACATCTAGGACTATATGAAGTATTGTCAAATTGGTATGCTATAACAGGAGTACCAGTATTATTAAATACAAGTTTAAATATAAAAGGGCAGCCATTATTAAATGATGAAGCAGATATTGCATCATGGGAAAATACATATAACTTTACAATCTGCAGTTAAGGTGCTATAATAATATATAGGAGGAATCATGGAGTCAGCAAAAAGATCATCAATTAAAACCTTTAGTTGGGAAGCCTTTCATTTAATTGTTCTTGCTGGTATTATTTATATATTTACTGGTGAATGGGAGTATGCAAGTCTGGGTGCTATTATTTATATTTTAATTGAATCATTTGGATATTTTATACATGAAAGACTTTGGGCTAAATTTGGTAGGAAGGTGAAATAATGAGAATAAAGATAATTAAATTGATAGTAAAAATACTTGGCTATGAGTGGTCTGGAGATGAACTTAAACTTCCAGTCTGGCAAGTAAAGGCAAAACAAAAGAAAAGATAATGCCATCATACGAATATGACTGTATGTCCTGTGCTGTGCGATATACAAAAGTTAGATCTATGTCAGAAAAAGATCCAGGGTATCTATGTGATACTTGCAATAGGACATTAGTTCGTGTATACTCTGATATAGGAATTACCTTTAATGGCTCTGGATTTTATAAAACCGATAATAGGAGAAAATAAAATGATAACAAGAATACCAGAAGGTCAAATTTGTCAAGCATTTGACCCAAGAATGATACAAAGTAACGACAATTTAAGAAGACATAAAGCCTACGAACAACCTAATACATCCTGTATAGCCCCAGCATATGTTTATATAGAAGGAAAACACGGTAAAAAATTTTTATGTGACGGTCATTATGCCTATGAAATACGTTTGAATAAAGAAAGTTATTCAGCACCAAATCATTCGTGGACAGAAATTAACAAATTTATGATAGATGAAAGAGAAAGGGTAAAAGAAACATTTGCAAAAAATATAACAACTACAGAAACACTTGGGCACAAATGCTGTTTAACTAATTATTTCAATAAGGGTGAACGAGGCTGTGAATCCGATGCCTTGATAAAACTTAACATTATAGATCTGCCTACTGGAAAATTAAACTGGATCTCAACGCTAGATGTAAATAATTTAAGTCAAGATTTTTTTTACTGTAATTTTCATTTTAGAAGAACTTATTATAGATATATTAATAATGGTATTGTATTTGAAGATTATTTTAAAGTAGTAGATGAAAGATACAGAATGACAATGACGATTGCTGAAGAGGTAGAAAGGCTTACTTATATGTAGTAAGCATGTTTTTGTATAATATTTAATATAAAAGTTAAAAAATATAATAGAAGGGTATAATATGCTTAATATGTTAAAAAATAAAGAGGAAGAAAAGGTGTGGCTTCTTGATGCAACTGATCGTTGTGATCGTTGTTCTGCTCAGGCCTACGTCAAGGTTATTGGCAAAACTGGATCATCTCTGACATTTTGTGGTCATCATTATAATAAAGTAATGGATAATGCAGTTGGATATGATAGTATGATGAAGTTCGCATTAGAAGTAATTGATGAAAGAGAGCGTCTTGTGGAGAATCGACTAGTGGGAAGTGAAAACTAATGTACGAGTATAGAGTAAAAAAAGTAACAGGGGTAGTGGATGGAGATACTATTGATGTAGAAATTGACCTTGGATTCAATGTGTCCTATGCCCAGCGAGTACGCCTTGCTGGTATTGATACTCCAGAATCACGAACTACAGATAAATTTGAAAAAAGCCTTGGACTTGAAGCAAAAGAATACTTGAAGTCTAAGTTAAAAGATGCTAAACTTATTGTTATCAAAACAGAAAAACCAGATTCATCCGAAAAGTATGGTCGCATTTTGGGCTGGCTTTACGTTGATGGAGATACTGTTTCTGTAAATGATCATATGATTGAGGACGGATATGCTTGGGGCTACCTTGGAGATACTAAGGTTAAAGACTTTTCTGCACTTGCCAAGCAGAGAGAAAAAACAAAAAATGGAAAAGTATAGTGATGTAGATAATTTGATTTTAGCAGGAGCACTAGAACCTGCTGGCATTGATCCAGAGACTGGTGAAATGTTATATAATTTTACTAAAAAATTAGAAGAAGTAAACCCCATTTTACATAGAGAAGTAAACAATATGTTTACTGATCATATAATGAAATTATGGGAACTTGATATAGTAACTATGAACTTAATGGATGAAAATCCATTGGTGAATTTAACAGAAAAAGCATTTGATAATTCTCTAATAGAAAGACTTGATGAGGATTTAAGTTATACTTTAAAGGAATTAAAAAGAAACCTTTTAAGATAGTAGTATAATGATCCTGGTGAAACTATGGAATATGCTATAGGTTTTTGTTTTGCAATTATAAGTATATCTTTTATTGCAAAACTACAAGCAAAATATAATATTTTCCATGAATTTAATAAAACACAACTAAGGCCTAGGCAAAGTCGTAGGCATAGTTTATTAAAAAATATGATCTTAGAAATAAATACAAAACCTAAGATTAAAACACAGTCCAAGATACATGATTCTAAAATAAATATAAAGGTCATAATAATGGATAATCAGGCTTATTGGATTAAGGATAATGCTTTTTATACCGCAAGTATCAGAATTGATGGAAATGTTGATAAAGATAGCACAAGAGTAGTTGACACAATGTCGATGAATAGTGTACAATTAGATAAAATGATGTTTATACTTGATAAACTAAGAGAAGAGGCTTTTGATGATCGTGGGGGTTCAGGGTACTAGTAGTTTTGATGACTACCAGGTTTTCCTTCGTGCCATGGGTGTTGCTCTTTCTGGCATGTCAGATACAGATCAGCATTTTTATATATATAGTGCTGGGCCAGCAAAAATAAATTCTATGGTAATGGAATTTGTAAATGTATCAGAAAAGGGCATGAAATCACGTGGTAAGAAAATTAAGATGTTTAAAGTAGCACCTTCTTGGTTACAAGAAAATATTAAGGATTTGGGTTATTTTGCCTTTTTGTCTAAGCCAAAAGAGTCTACATCTAAGTTAGTAGCAGAAGCAGAATTAAACAATATTGAAGTGGGAATATTTAGATACTAGGAGAAATATGAAAATTAAAACATTAGAGCAAATGGAAAGTATTGTCAATAATAATCATTCTTTATTTTGGGATGGCTGGTCAGTTATAAATAGGTACAAATCTGATAAAGCAAGAACCTCAAAATACGGTAAATTTATTAATGGAACTTGGTATATGACTAAAAGGTTTGAGCCTAATATAGACGGATGGGATATCCCAGAAAGGTTTATAGAGAATAGTGCACAAACTAAAATGGAAGGATAATGCATCCTGTATTGAGTATGATACAAATTTATTTTTTGATAAATATGAAGAGGATCTAGCCTTAAGGCCTGCAATAGATTTACTATGCTCAAACTGTCCCGTTTCCAAAACGTGTTTTGCCGTCGGTGTTTCTAGTAAAGAATATGGTGTTTGGGGCGGTATTTATCTAGAATCTGGATCAATATCAAAAGAATTTAATAATCATAAAACTTCATCCGACTGGGCCAAAACTTGGCAAAATCTTACTATAGAAGAGACTAAATAAATGTATACAGATAATATGAAGAGGGCTTTTAGGTCATTAGATCATTTTGCACCTAAAGGATTTAAAGTAGAATTAGTGGATAATGATACATTTATTACTGTTCGGGCTTCAGAAAAATCTTTTATGTCACTACTTGACGAAGATAAGCGTCGTGCTGTAGAATATATGATAAGGGTTAAAAAGGCTCTTGAAGACAATGGTGCCATTGTTTTATTAGTTCGTGAAGGTGGTAAAGAGTAGTGCAAACATTTCTTCCGTCAGCAAATCCAGTAACTACTGCCCGTTGGCTTGATAGTAAGCGTTTAAATAAACAGATACTTGAATGTTATCAAATTTTAAATGTGCTTTCTGGTAAATCTCCCACAGGTGGTTGGCGTAATCATCCAGCCGTTCTTATGTGGAAAGGCTATGAGCGTGGTTTATGGCAGTATGTTCAGGCTATGATTCGTGAAGCACAACAGCGAGGTATTCGTACAGCAAACAATGAGGCAAACCTTAATAGACTTAAAGATCAATGCTGGAATCAGTGGGGTACTAATAGACCTTCTTTTTGGGATGATACCAATAAACTTATGCGTGTAATTACTACACATAAGGCTAGTTTGTTTGATAAAGATCCAATGTATTATGCAAAGTTTGGTTATGCAAAGCATAGTATTTATAATCAGCCTTGCTGCTCCACATGTAAATACTATTGGACAACTCATGAGGATAGAAATGTTTGATTTCATACTATTTGTATTTTTTGTATTAGTTTTTTTTGGACTATGTATAGAAATTATTAGATTAAAAAATAAAAACTTAGAATTGGTTTTGATTATAGATCAAACAATAAAAGATGTTGAACTTATTCAAAAAAAGTTTATTCAGGTTGATCAGCCAGAAAAAGAACATCTGCTTTCTTTTTTAAATGAAACTCGTGATATTGCATATAAATATATAGAGGATGTGCACGAGTCTCTTTTAATTTTTAAATCAGAAATTGAAAATGAATTAGTAAACCCGAACGAGGACTCAATTAAAAAAATAAAACTTGCTTTTAATAAATTAAAAAAGATATATCCAGAAGACATTCCAAATGATTAATGCAAGAGGAATTCCAACATGCAAATGTCCAAATTGTGGATCAGTTTACTTCAATGCTGTTGTTCAATTTGATCCTACGGACTATGAGATTGGTTTATATTTTTTAGATGGTACGTGTAGGGATTGCGGAACACTAGTAACCCTACCTACCCCGCTTGATAAGATAAAGGAGAAAGAATAATGAAAGAAGTTATATTTTCAGTATTAACAGGATTTGGTTGCGGTGTTATTTTTGCTGCTTTTAAGTTACCAGTTCCTGCTCCGCCAGTGTTCGCTGGAGTTGCTGGTATAATTGGACTATGGCTAGGTTACGATGCCATAACAAGATTCATATCCTAGGAGGAAAAATGAAACTAAAGAAAACACAAAAGGCAATGCTTGAATCATATGCAAGAGCATTTGCAGTCGCAGCAGCAACCTATGTTGCAAATGCAGACGGTGGAGTTACTCTACAAGGTTTACTTATTGCAGGCGTTATTGCCGTAGCAGGTCCAGCACTTAGAGCAGTTAATCCAAAAGATCCTGCATTTGGTTTGGTAGCAAAGGTTGTAGAAACAGAACTTAAGAAGTTGTCTGAAAAGGCTGCTCCAAAAAAGAAGGCTCCAGCAAAAAAGAAATCTAGTGGTGGCGGTAAGCCTGCTGATATGGCTTAATAGTTATTACACTTAGGATAGGGATGGGTAGTTGACATCCCTATTTTTTATGCTATAATTTATATGTACCTGCCCAAAGGGGGGTATAAATTGAACTCGCTTAACAAGGAGGAAAAAATGGTAAGTTCATTTGCATTGGATCTATTTAAGGATCCATTTTTTATTGGTTTCAACAGAGAGTTGGACCGTCTTTCAAGTATCCATCGTGAGGCAACTCGTCAATCTTATCCACCATATGATGTGGTAAAACTTGATGAGGATACTTACAAACTATCTTTAGCACTTGCTGGATTCAGCAAGAGTGAGGTAGAGGTTTCTGTGGATAATGGAAGTTTAATTATCAAGGGTGAGAAAACCGAAGAGGATGAAACTAATGTCCTGCATAAGGGTATCGCAACCAGAAAATTCACACGCACCTTTGCTCTTGGAGAGTATATGGAGGTTGATCGTGCTGAAATGGCAGACGGTATTCTTAGCGTCTTTGTGGAAAGAAACATCCCCGAAGAAAAGAAACCAAAAAATATCAAAATCAAGTAAATGATATAATAGATATATAGCGTTAGGCATCGCTGCCTGCGCCCACCTGAGCATGTGGAGAAACTGCTTTTTTATTATGCGTTTTTGATATCAGTAATAATAGCGTCTGCTAAACCTTTATCAAAATGATGGTGTCCATCTGATATTTTATCAAATTGAGGTTGTAGAATAGAAACTATTCTATCTTTTGTTGCTTGCATTATTTTATGAACAAGGACTTCAGCCTGCTGTTCTGGCGTTAAATTTTGCTCCATTAGGTAATTCTATCATAACATATGATATACTATTTCTATGCCGTATCGTATAGGTGCTAAAGGATCCAGTGGTTGTTCTGGGTACCCCGCTTTAAAGGACACAGGAGAGGTTATGGGATGCCATAAGACTCGTTCTGAGGCTGCAGCACAGATCTACGC